CATATCGCGTCAAACCAAACTGCCCGCGCAATGTTGCCCGCACTTGGATAAGCGCAAATGAGCATGACCGCCGCCGAACTCCTCGAAGCCGCCCTGGACGGGACGCTTCAGGACGATGACGCACCCACCGAGCAGCCGGACGCCAGCACCGATGACGTGCCCGCTGCCGCCGCACCAGAAGGTCAGGACGAGCAGGAGGCCGGCAGCGCAGAGACGGAAGTCGAGGGCGCGCCGATCCTGAGCAAGTCCGGCGCCTACACCATCCCCTACGAGAAGCTGGCCGAGGCCCGCGAGGCCCGCAAGGCCGCGCAGGACCGTATCGCGCAGCTTGAGCAGCAGGTTGCCGAGCTGACCGGAGCGCAGCGCCAGAACCTCGCCGCAGTGCAGGCCGATGCGCAGGACCGCGCGAACGCCGGCCAAGCGCAGACCGCGACCGATGCCAATCTTGCGGCCGCCACCCAGGCGATTACCGAGGGCGCCGACCTGTCGATCTTCGGCGACTTCTCGGAAGAGGATCTCGCGAAGGGGGTCGCCGAGCTCAATCGGCGCGCCATGGCCCAAGTCGAGCAGCGACTGATGGCCGCGCTGGACGATCGCCTCGCCCCCCTTCGTGCGCAGGAAGCAAAAACGGCGACCAGTGCCCACTACGACGCCATCTACGCCGCCCACAAGGACGCGGACGAGATTGTCGAGTCGGCCGAGTTCGCCGCGTGGCGCGACAACCTCCCCGCGTTCGCAAAGGCCGGTGTCGAGCACGCACTGACCAAGGGCGCAGCGAAAGACGTGATCGAGGTCTTCGACGCCTTCCGCGGAACCAAGCCGCAGCAACCCAGCACCGCACGCACCGCGCCGGAGGCGCCTGTCCGCCGTGTGCCGAACTCCCTGTCCGACGTGCCCGGAGCGGCGCCCATGGACGAAACGCAGCAGACCCTCGCCGCAGCCGGCAACACATCCGCCTTGCTCGACCGCATGGCCGCGATGAGCCAGGAGCAGCGCGACGCCCTGCTGGACAACCTCATCTGACGCAATAGGAGTCATCGAACATGACCACCAAGACCAACGTCCCGGCCACCGCCGCGGACAAGCAGCGCGTCCTCGCAGCGGGCCTCTTCGCCCAGGCGATGCAGCGCAACTCCACCATGGGCCGCCTGTCCGGCCCCATGCCCAAGGGCGAAGCGCGCGCCGGCGAAGTCGTGCGCAAGCAAACGTCCACCGATCTGCCGATCGTCAAGACCGTGGACCTGTCCCGCGGCAAGGGCGACGAGGTCGAGTTCAAGTTCCTGCAGCCCGTCGGCGCTTACCCGATCATGGGCAGCGAGACGGCCGAGGGCAAGGGCACTGGCCTGAGCTACGACACCGCCCGCGTGCGCGTCAATCAGGCGCGTTTCCCGGTCGATCTCGGCGACACCATGACGGCCATCCGCTCGCCGGTGGACTTCCGCCGCCTGGGCCGCCCGGTCGCGCAGTCGCTGATGGACAGCTACATGGACCAGTCCCTGCTGGTGCACATGGCTGGCGCGCGCGGCTTCCACGACAACATCGAGTGGCGCATTCCGGTCGCGGCGCACGCCAAGTTCGCCTCCATGGCCGTGAATCCGGTCAAGGCGCCGACCAAGAACCGCCACTTCATCGCCGATGGCACCAACGGCATCGTTCCGTTCGGCCAGACCGGCAACGTCGTGGATCTGGCGAGCACCGACGTGCTCAACATGGATGTGGTCGACGCGATCCGCACCGTGATGGAGTCGATCGCGCTGCCGCCGCCGGCCGTGAAGATCCCCGGTGACGTCGTGGCCGAGGACTCGCCGCTGCGTGTGCTGCTGGTATCCCCGGCGCAGTACCACGCCTTTGCCCAAGACCCGAGCTTCCGCCAGTTCCAGGCCAACGCCCTGGCGCGCGCGAGCAAGGCGAAGAATCACCCGCTGTTCCTGGGCGAGTGCGGGCTGTGGAACGGCGTCCTCATCATGAAGATGCCCAAGCCGATTCGCTTCTACGCGGGCGATGCCATCAGCTACGCGACCAGCTTCACCGCGGAAACCGAGGCGATCGCCACTGTGGACGCCGCTTTCGGCACGACCCACGCCGTCGACCGCGCCATCCTGCTGGGCGGCCAAGCGATCGCCCAAGCGTTCGCCGCTTCCGGCCATGGCGGCATGCCCTTCTTCTGGAAGGAGAAGGAGTTCGATCACGACGACAAGATGGAGCTGCTGATCGGCGCCATCCAGGGCATCAGCAAAGTTCGCTGGCTGGTGGATCAGGGCAACGGTGAGAAGCACGTCACCGACCATGGCGTTGTCGTCATCGACACCGCCGTGCCCATCATCGGCGCACGCAAGTAACCGCCAGCCTGAGTAATCGGCGGCCGTCCGAATGGGCGGTCGCCACCAAGGAGAACTGAACACCATGGCTACCATCACCAAACTCGGCCTGCAGGATCCGGCCAACCAGCTCGGTGCCTCGCCCTACGGCAACCTGACCGCCTTTCGCTACGCCCTGAAGACCATCGCTTCGGGTGCAGTTGAAGGCGGCGACTCGGCTGCCGCCGTGGCTGCTGGCGACACCGTCAAGATCGGCCTCCTGCCGGCCGGATTCCGCCTGATCGACAGCGAGGTCATCGTCAAGACGGGCATGACCGCGACCGTCACCGCCAAGCTGGGCTTTGCCTACGCTGACGGCGTGGACTCGGCCGCCGTGCCCCAGGATGATGACTTTTTCGGCACCGGCTTGACCGTCGCGACCGCCGGACGTCTTCGCAATGCGATCACCAACACCAGCGTGACCCTGCCGAAAGAGGCGTGGCTGACGCTGACCACCGCGGTTGCAGCCAACGCCAAGGCGTCGGAGCTGGAGATCATCGTCTTCGCCATCAACGAAGGCGTGGCTTAACTGCCATGAATCGGCCGGCTGGGCGCGCCCTGGCTGGCCGATTGCACAAGAGGACAACATGAAACTGATCGCCGTGAAGTACGAGGGCAAAAAGCCCTACCGGGACCGCACCTTGTTGCGCAACGAGTGGGAGCCCGGCGACATCAAGCGCGTGCCCGAGCGCGACGCCAAGATCCTGCTGCGCTTTGCCGAGTTCGAGCGCGCCGAAGAAGCCGAGGCGACCGACCGCCCCGAGGATGTCGAGGCCGCCATGGCCGCCCAGGCTCAGCTCGAGAATGACGAGCGCAACGAAACCGAATCCATGCTCATGCTGATTGATACGATGGACAAGGATGCGCTCGAGGCATACGCGCTCAAGTACGAGATCAATCTCGACAAGCGCCGCGGGCTCGACAAGCTGCGCGGTGAGGTCGTGAGCCTGATCGAGCAGTTCGGAGCACGCTGACATGACGCTAGCCGAGCTCGTTGCGCGCTATCGCGTTGCCGCGAATGATCTCGAGGCTCCGAGCTTTTGCTCGGACGAAGAGGTCCGCGACTATCTCAACGAAGCCCAGGACGAGGCCGCCATCCGCGGGCGCATGCTGCGGGTGATGGCTGAAACGCACCCAGGGATGTGCGCCATTGCGGTCACGGCGGGCGTCGCCCATTACTCCCTGGATCCCGGCCTGTACGAGCTGAGCTACCTTGCATGGCGCGCTGACGGCAACCCGGTGCGATCGTCGCTGGCCCTGCGCACGCGCGAGTGGATGGACCGCAACGTGATGTACTGGCGCGACATGCCGGCGGGCGAGCCCTGCTACCTTGTGAAAGATGGGCTCTCTGTCCAGTTTGTGCCCGCGCCCGGCAGCGACGGCGAGCTGCTGATCGAGGGATACAGCACGCCCGCGGCGCCGATGGCTGCCGACACCGACGAGCCCGGGATCCCGAGCGTGCATCACATCCACCTGATCCAGTGGGCGCTGCATCGCGCCTTTTCGAAGCCGGATGCGGAGTTCTTCGACCCAAACCGTTCCGCGCTGGCCGAGGCCGAGTTCTCGCGCTACTTCGGCGCGCGCCCGGATGTGGATCTGCGCAACGACACGCGCGAGGACGAGCCGCAGCACATCGTTGCGTGGCTATAAGCCCCCTGTAGGGCTGGATGGTCGCCCGGCTGGCAGCAAGACTGCGCGCAATACGCACGACAGCCGACGCCATGCCGAAACTCATCGCAGACATCAAGCCAAACGAAATCATCAAGATCGGCGACACAACTGTGCGGCTCGAGCGCAAGTCGGGCCAGCTCGCCCGACTGGTGATCGACGCGCCGGAGCAAGTCCGGATCACGCTACCAAGGCAAGCCGGTTCCGCAAAAACGGGGGGCCGTCACGATGCCTGAATCCGACATCAACGTCGTCATCACGCGCCTGGGCCTTCTTTCCGAAGATGTCGGAGAGCTGAAAGAGACCTTGCGCCAGATCGCGTCCGCAGTCACCCGCCTCGCCCTTGTGGAAGAGCGCCAGATGCAGACCAACGAAGCGCTGAGCCGGGCGTTCAAGCAGATCGACAAGCTCGACATGAAGCTGACCGGCATCGAACAGCGCCTCGGCACGCTGGAGCGCATGCAGCCGCAGCAACAGCAGACGACAACGTGGGTTGTATCGGCGGTATGGGCAGCGGCAGGGGTGGCGGTGCTTTTCATCGCAAAGAAGGCGGGGATTCTGTCATGACCAAGCAGCTACCGCGCGGCATCCGCAACAACAACCCCGGCAACGTCGAACGCGGCAAAGACCGCTGGCTCGGCATGAGCGCCGACCAGTCAAGCGATTCGCGATTCCTCGTGTTCGACACGCCCGAAGCAGGTATCCGGTGCCTGATGCGCATCCTGATCAACTACCAGGAGCGCCACGGCATCAAGACGATGCGCGAGGCGATCAATCGCTGGGCGCCGCCCGTCGAGAACAACAGCTCGGCTTACGTGCAGCATGTCTCTCGCCTGACGGGTTTCGACCCGGACGAACCGCTGGACTTCCTGGACCGCGAAATCAACGTCGCGCTCACTCGTGCGATCGTGCGCCACGAGTGCGGCGAGCCCACGGTGTACGGGCGCAAAGAGTGGTATCCGGCCGACATCTTCGAGCGCGCCGCGGTGATGGCTGGTTTCGAGCCGACCAAGAAGCCGCTGGCGAAGTCCCGCACCGTCGCGGGCGCCGTCATTGCGGCCGCCGGCGTCGCTGTCGGCGTCGCAACTGGAACGCCAGACGCTGCCGTTGGAGTGCAGGACGTTGCCCAGGGCCTACCGATCACGACCGAGGAAGTGACGATCATTGCCGGCGCGCTGGCGCCGTTCCTTGGCGGCGCACTGCTGCAGTACCTGTCACCCATCGCCACCCTGGCCGGCGTCGCGCTGACCATCTACGCGCGCTGGGATGACGCCCGGAGAAAACTGCGGTGAGCAAGCCATATCAAGCGCTCCCGATCGTATGCCGGCGCTGCGCCGACCGCGAAAGCAAGTCTGTCCAGATGGACTGGACTCACGAGTGCCTCAAGGGCAAGCCGATGCGCGAGGGCTGCGAATGGATGCGGCCGCGCCATCCGAACTTCCAGGAGACCAAGGATGCTCGCACCAGTCACTGACATTGCCCGCTGGAAGGCGGCGCATTCGCGCCCGGTCGTAATCGACTACTGCCGCTGGAATGAGGCGGTGGAAAGCATCGCTCGGGCAAACATGGATATGTGGCTCACGACCACGTTTATCTGGCCGCGCATCCTGTTGCGCACCTTCACCGGAATCTGATCCAACCCGCAACCCGGCGCGCAGGAGTGCGCCATGACCTACACAAGGAGTCCTGGTCATGGCAAACACCCTTTTCGACTTCGCCCGGCAACGCTTCCTGGAAGCGCAGATCAACTGGATGACCGACACGATCAAGGCCATCTTGGTTGATACCGGCGCTTACACCCCGCAGACCGCAGTCCATCAGTACCTGTCCGACATCGCATCGTCGGCTCGCATCGCCGGCCCGGTCACGCTCACCGCCAAGGCCACGACCGGCGGAGCTGCGGACGCCGCAGACATCACCTTCACCAGCGTGAGCGGCCCGTCCATCGAGGCCATCATCCTGTTCGCCGACACAGGCACCGAGTCCACGAGCCCGCTGATCGCCTACATCGACACCGCGACCGGATTGCCGATCACACCGAATGGTGGCGACATCATCGTTACCTGGGACAACGGCGCCAACAAGATCTTCAAGGTCTAAGGCGCGGCGCGCAGGAGTGCACGACATGGATGTTCAGACCAACAAGCCGCCCCCCATCCGCGTTTCCGCCGAGGGGATCGCTCCGAAGCCGATCACGATGAATGAGCCGCCGCCTTCGGCCGCCGATCTCGCGCGGCTGGTCAGTCTTCCGCCGTTCCAAATGTTCGCGGCGGAGCGGATGCGCAACACCGCCGGCAAAGACGGAGAGGATCACGCGAAGGACTATATCCGGGCCAAGGGCTTCGGGCAGGACGTGGTCGATGACTACTTCCAGTGGCACGCCGGCAAAGGCTACTGGCCGAACGAGACGCCGCTTGGATCCCTGAAGGTCAAGACATGATGCAGAGGATCGAATGAGCGCTTCCTACATTTACGACCAGCCAGGGAGTGTGCAAACGGCAGACGGCGCGCACCTGAACATGGTGCAAATTCGGCAACTGCTTCTTGGCGCAGGACTTCAGCAAGTCGCTGTTGCTGGCGGGTACGACGCCACCGAGACCGGGACAAGTGCTCAAGTGCCGGCCGTCGTTAATACCTACTCGGCTCCCATGTGGTTTTCCTTCACGGACGACTTGCAGGCGGTCTATCCGGTCTTTGTGCGAGTCGAAGTGGGCTGGGGGTGGTACTGGCGAACCAGCGCAGGATCTGAGCGCTATCCGGTGCGGGTAACGATCGCCGACAGCATGGCGATGGACGGGTTTGTTGCGACTTTTGGGGGGTTGAATGCCATTTCGACGAGCACGCCATATTATGCGATGAGCAGGGCGGCTCGCGGATCTTTCTGCCGATACACAGGAACGGCATTGACCCTGATCCACGGAGTCGACGGCATAAAGCCAAACAGCATAAGCGCGTTTTATTCGACTGTGTTCGTGCATTTCATGCGGGATGCAGATGGCCGCATCGCCATCGTCAGCCAACCCGATTGGGCGGGGGGAGTCGTGCCCGGTCCATTTTTGACGAAGTGGAGAAATGGAAACACAGTAACTGTGTCGACAGACGGGTTTGATCGGTCTGGTGGATCGCTGACGTTTTACATCAATAGCATTCCCTCCGCATCGCCAGCGCTTGCGATCAACAACAAGAACGGCGAGGTCGAGCCGATTCCAGGCGTCTTTAGCCTCCCGGGGCCATATGAAGATCACGGCCAGATTTTGTGGCTCGACTTTACCGGAGAGCTGAAGCCGTACCTTGTCATCGCCCCCGAGCTTTCTTCGCACTTTGCTGGATATTCCGAGCAAAAAATAAACTTGCTCTTCGAGTGGGAGGCGTGATGCGCTCAGTGCTCTTGCCAACTCGCCTGCAGACCAGCGCCGAGCGGGTTGGCATAGTGCACCCGCTCAGTATCATCAAGCAGATCACAGCCGGGGATGGGCGGCTGGCCGGAGACTTCCCGGACGGTGTTACACGAAAGGACGGCGCCCCGCATTCCGCTGACGTCCGGGTGCTGTTGCGGACGAGTAACCCGGGCTTTGATGGCGCCGTCATCCGCAAAACCCGGAGCGCGCAAGATGGAACGTGGGAGGCCGTCGGGCTGAATCCGGCCATGACCTACGATGTCGTCGCGCGACTGGACGGTTACAACGACATGATCCTGTCGCGGGTCCGTCCGCAGTCGCCAACCTACACGCCGACAGAGCCGATCCCGGAGCTGCCTGCGCCCCTTGCAATCCGCGGGATCATGGATGGCCTGACGCAGCTTGAGGACGCGGCGACGGTGCTGGTGAGCGGCGGCGTGCCGCCGTACAGCCTGATTGTCGTCGCCGGAAGCCTCCCGCCTTCAGCGATCGACCGGCAGATCAGCCCGTTCGACAACGGCATTTTCATCGTCGTATTCGATGCGCCCGTTTCGCCCGGGGCGTATAGCTGGACGCTTCGCGCCACCGATTCCGAAGGCGCAACGGTCGAGCTCTCGGAGTCAGTCACCCAAGCATAAGGAGCCTCCGCCGTGGAGCCGCCGTACACACCTCCTGCCGGTGGCTCGCTCGCCTTCAGCTTTGAGCTGCCATATTCGCCGCCGGAGCCGCTTGATCTCGGGTTCAACTTCGCAGAAAGCGGCGGCGGACCTGTTGGCGAAGAGCAATACATCTTACCCGTCGCCATCGACCAGCCGGAGGTTGGCGGTGCAGTGGTGCGCCTTGCGTTCGCGTTCGCTAGGCCCGCCGGCTTTCTTTCTCAAGCGTTCGGCGGCACGACCGCTTTCCTGTACACGCGGTACGTCGGCCTCACCGGCCGCGGCTTTGCGGCGACGAGATTCACAAGCCCCTCCATCAAGAACGCAACCCTGCAGGCGTTCCCGCCCGGCATCCCAGCGCCAGGGCTCGGGCAGGCGGTCGCCTACAACCTGCGGCAGTACATCCTTGGCCAAGGCGATGAAACGACGGAGTGGGGCACCCCCTTCGTCCTGGGCGGCGTTAAGTACGTCGCCCCCAACGGGCTTCAGGCGCCTGTTTTCTCGAAGCCCACGGTCATCAACACGACCGCGGACCAGACCGCCAGAGCATCCGGCTTCAATGCGCTCTCGTTCGGCGCGCCAATTCTCGATCCGCGCTCCTTGCGGCCAGCCGGCTTCGTTGCCACGGCGGTTGGCACGCCCAATGCCCAGCGCCCGCCGCGAGCCGCCGGTTTCGATGCGCTGCGCTTTGGTGTGCTCGAGATCCGTGACAGGACAAGCTATGCAATCCTGTCCGGGATCCCCGCGAGCGAGGCGGGATTCCCCTATGTGCGGGATCGCGCAAGCAAGCTGCTGCACGTCGCGTCGCCCGTTTCTGCCATCTTTGGCGACGTTGGCATCCGGCTGAACAGGCTCAGACTTGAAGCCAACGGCTTCGAGGCGCTGGATGTCAGCCCGTGGGGTAGCGTGATTGCCCTCAACCGCTACCTGCGGGCCGCCGGCTTTCTCGCGCAGCAGTTCGACGCTGCGAACGAGATCAGGAACGCCACCCCCAGCTTTGCGCCGCATGGCTTTGATGCGCTGCTCGGCGGGTCCGCAGCAGTCGGCTACCGGAACCGGGCGCTCCTGCCTGCTGGCATTCCCGTTCCATTCCAGCAGATCGCGTCGCCCGTCCTGACAAAGACGCCGAGCTTCGCGCCCGCGCCCTTTGACGCCGCACTGATTCCTGGTCCGATGGTCGCATTCCGGGTGCGCAGCGTGGGTCCAGCGGGCTTCGTCGCAACAGCATTCGAGCTCAGCGCGCTGGCGCTCAAACAGCGCCGGCTGCTGCTGGAAGGGCGAGGGCCGAGCGTTTCCGCATTCGGTAGCGCAGCCAGGGTCGAGCATGGGATTCGCCTACTGCTTGGCCTTGGCTTTGCCTCCGATCGCTACGGATCCAGCCATCGTGCCAGCCTTGCCAATAGGCTCATCGAGCCGGCGGGCATCGAGCGGCCAGAGGCGTCGCTGCACATGATCGGCGGCACGCGCTACATCCAGCCGGAAGGCTACACGGCAACACGCTGGGGCACGAGAATCGTGCCAGAAGCGCAAGTGCTCTTCCCGGCAGGCTTTGCTGCGCCATTCGGCCTCGCCGTCGCATACAACCTCGTCCAGCATGCCCGGCCCGCCGGGATCACGACATACCCCCAGCCGGCGCAGCGATGGGGGCTGGCGCGAGCCTTTAACTCCGATCAGTACGTCGCGCAGCACCCGATTGTTGGAAGCGGACTGGAGGCCCCCGACTGGTCGATGACGTGGACGGCGATCGCCAATCGAAACCGTGCAGCCACGATTCAGGGCTTTGCGGCAACGCGATTCGGCTTCTCGCAGATCGACAACAAGGCCCGCCCCATCATGCCGGCCGGGCTGCCAGCGCCTGCAGATCCGCCTTTCTACACGCCGGGGCTTGTGGCGTACCGCATCCGCAGCCTGCCGGTGGAAGGCATGGAGGCGCCATACCTTTCGACCTGGGGCCGAGTGCACAACAAGGCATTCCCGGTGAGGCCGCCCGGGCTGGTCGCGTCGCTGTTCGGGGCGGCCGATGTCGTCAACACCACGCGCGAGTTCAGCCGGATCGGAAACTTCACAACCGACGCCTACGGCGTCCCGTTTGTGGCCGACGCTGTTCGGACGCTTGCGATCGAAGGGCGTTACTCGATCGCGCCGCCTCGCATCGACATGCCCTATGTTGGGCTGCTCGTCCGCTACCTTGAAGTGCCTGGGCGCGAGCCCGTCGGCTTCGGGCTTGCGAGCCTGTCAATCTTCTTCCGGCGGGTCACGCCCCGCTGGGTGCATGTTGCGCACTTCGGGTATCCAGCGGTTCGCAACCTGACGCCCGAGCTCGGCGCGCGCGGCTACAACATGGAGCTCTACGGCGAAACGCATGTGCGCCTGCAGTGGCGCCCGGTTCAGCCCGAAGGCACCAGCATGCAGATCTTCGGCCGGACGCACATCGCCGACCGCCGACAGCGCATCGAGGTCGCCGGCCGGAACTACCTCACCGTGAGCGACAAGCTCAAGGTGGTGAAGACCGGGGCCCCACCATTCAGCACGCAGCGAATCTGGCTCTACATTCCCGCCGACGACTCGGTCGAAAGCGAAAACGACGCAAGCAAAGGCACAAGCTACGGCATCCCGCCGCCGGGCAATCTGGACTATGGGCAGGTTCCCGAGCCGAACCTGAACCTGCAGTTCCTCTACGTCGAGCAAGAAGAGGAGAGCACGCTGTTTGGCAAGGCGGCAGTCACAGCTAACACCATCAGGGTTCCGCTGGGATACCACAACTACGAGGCCGTGGCGCAGCCGCGCGTTGAGCTCCGGCGCCGATTCATTCAGTGCGATACGACCAGCGATCAAGACCCGTACATCGGACTCCAGCCGATCGAGCCGCCAAAGGCACGATTTTCGCCGCACACCATCTACGCCATGACCGAGGCGCCGCATCAGGCGGTAATCAACCATCCGCGGCCCGGCAACACTCCGCTGCACGTCATCGACGGCAGGAGGGTGGGCGGCCCTGACATTCGCTGGGGGGCGGTGTCGGTCCAGAACCGGAACCGCATTGTCCGCCCCAGTCCGATTCCGTGGGTGCATCTGACCAAGGACTTTCAGGAGCCAAGGCCGACCGCCGCCAACAAACGCGCCGTGATCGCGCCGCCGGGACTCAGTTCGATGAGGACTGGCTATCCAATCCTCCCGGGCGACATTTTTGTCTCCTTCTTCGAGCCTTTCGTCGCAACCGCCTACGGGCGGCCAACAGTGAAGCGCATCGAGCCCGCAGAAATCCGTCCGGTCGGCATTGCAGCGCTGGCTGCCGGCGCGCATCGCATCGAGCCGCTCCACCGCGAGATCAAGGCGACAGGCGCGCTGACGCAGATGATGGGCACCCGCAGGGCCGGCGATCAGCCATATATGTGGCAAGGGTTGCGAGTGGGCCCTCTGATGCCAACCATCCCGAACGGCTTCGGCGCTGAAATCTATGGGCTGCCCATGGTTTCGCTTCGCGTCCGACAGGTGGAAGTGGCGAGCTTTGATGCGCTGACGATCGGCTACGACATCAACAACTTTGGCGAGCGCATGCGCGTGCGCCGCATCGAGCGCGAGGAATTCGAGACGCGGCGAGTCATTACCGCGGGCAGCGATGCCGCGGAGTTTGGCTGGGGCGAGGCTCGCGTGCTTCGGCAGTACATCAGGCCCGACGGCAACTCGGATCAGTTCAGGAAAGGAGCGTGGTAATGGGAAACATGAGACTCATGCCGATTGCCGGCATCAACAACGTCGACAGCGACGAGGGACTGCAGATCGGCGGCGACTCGCCCAGGCTGTTCGTGCGCGACGCCAGGAACCTGGACATCACGCCAGAAGGCCAGATCACCCTGCGCCCAGGTGCGCGCAAGGTGAGCGAACTCGCGCTTCGCAGCTTGTGGCAGAGCTCGCTGCACGGCGACGTATTCGGCGCGCTGGGCGACCAGTGGGTGAGGGTGGGTCGGGACTGGAGCACGGAGCCGCTGGCAGCCATCGGCGATGGAGAGGTGAGCCATATCGTGCTGAACAACAGCGTGCTTGCTGCGGGCCCGGCCGGGTTGTTCCGATTTGATGGCACGTCTGCGTCGCGCCTCACCATCGACACGCCGCCCAGTCCGATGTTGATCCAGGCATCTGGTGCGCTTGAGCCCGGCACTTATGGCGTTGCTGTGAGCTGGTTGCGTGGCACGACAGAGTCTGGCGTGTCCGAGATCGCGTTCGCGAGCGTCGGCGCAGCATCGGGGCTTTCCGTCATCTTGCCGGCCACGCTTGACCCGTCCGTGACGCATGCTCGCCTGTACGTCAGCAAGCGAGACAGCGGCGAGCTTGGCCGCGCTGGGGATTACGAAATAGGCACCCTATCCGTTGAGCTCCCGCTATTGCCGGCGCTCGGCGCGCCGCCGGCATTTCCCCACTGCGACCCGATGCCGACCGGGCGCTACCTTGGCCTATGGCGTGGCCGAATCGTGACAGCCAAAGCCAATGTCTTGCGCTTCTCCGAGCCCATGGGCTACCACGTCCACAACCCGCGCCACGGATTCGTGCTGATGCCGCAGCGCATCACGTTCGTTGCGCCGGTTGATGGTGGGTTGTGGGTAGGGCAGGTCGATCATGTTGTCTTCCTCGCGGGCTCCGCCCCCGGCGGCCTCGAGCTGTCAGCGCGCTCGGCGCGGCGCCCTATCCCGGGTACGGCGATCGAGCTCGACGCCGACGATACCGGCTCGGCATCGCAAGGCGGGCGGCGTGCAGTGGCGTGGCTTGCGGATAACGGGCACGTCATCGGAACGCCTGACGGCCAGATCATTGAGCCCAATGCCGGCCGGCTCCGCGGAATTGCTGGCGACCACGGATCCTCTGTAGTGTTTGGCGGGCGCGTGCTGAGTGTCGTAGGCTGACATCGCAAGCAGCCCGGCCGGGCAAAAAATGACGCGCAGGAGTGCGTCCTTGAAATTTCAAGGAGCATTCCATGCAGAACCTGCGAAGCGAACTGGCCGCCGACCTTCAGGCGGAAAACTACGACATCACCGACTCCGGGATCTATTTTCCGCGGACTGGCATTCTCGCCAGCGGTGAATACTTCGGTCGCGTCAACCGCGGCGAGTGGGAGAAGGAGGGCGACAACCTCATCGTCAATGAAGGGCTCGCCCACATCCTGAGTGTCGCCCTTGGCGCAACGGCCAAGCCGACCGGCTACTACCTTGCACTGTTCAACGGCTCCGCTTCGCCGGCCGGAAACTGGACTGCGGCATCGTTTGCAGCAGTGGCTGGCGAGATCGTGAGCATGACCGAGGGCTACACGCTGGCGACTCGCCCGCAATGGATCCCGACCGCCGCATTGGCCGGCTCGATCGACAACATGGTGGCGCCTGCGAACCTGACGATGGCAACGGCCGGAACGCTCAACGTGACCGGGGCTGCGCTACTTACGACGTCGGCTCGCGGCGGCACGACTGGCGTGCTTGTTTCTGCAACGAAGTACGCCGCGACGCGCACGTTCCAGAACGGCGACACCTACGAGCTGGGTTATCGCATCACGCTGACGGTCTAAGTTCATGCACCAGCCCCGCCCGCATGGCAGGTTCTATTACGGCGAGGGGGAGCTTGGCGCGGAAGACGCGGCGGCGGCCGAGCTTCTCGTTCGCCGCCTCACGAACTTCAAGGCCGTATCCGACCTTGAGACCCTGAAGGCGGTTCGCACGCTCCCGAGTGGCGCAACGGCAGTCGCCACGGATGCCGGAGGCGCTCTGCGCCTGCTCGTCTACGGGGCGCCCAAGCCACCGCCGCCCCCTGAAGGCGACGGGCTGGTGCACGCGAAGATCCCGATGCTCTTCTCGGGCGTGATCTCTACGATCTTTGCGCCGCCCGATCGGCCGATCAAGGTCAAGATGACCGAAACAACGATCAGGCGACTCAGGCAGTACGGAGAGGACAGCGAGATCCAGATCAAGTCGGAGTTGATGCGCTTCAACTGCCGGCTGCCCGATCACCTGATCGACTTCCAGGGCATGAGCGGGCTGGGTCCGGTGATGACCCAGTACACCCGGATCCGGCCCGGATGGTGGTCTGGCGCAATGGCGGAGGTCGCGCAGATCGTCGGCGGGTATGGAAGCCAGGACTTTGAGAACCTGCCTGAAGACCCAACCGAGCGGGCCGTGATGATACTGCCCGAGCGCTACCGACTGCAGATTGAGCGTGAGCTGCCGCGAGCTCGGCTGCCGGCGTACCTTGGCATTGCGCCGAAGGATGGCCGCTTTCGCTTCAATTTTCGGCCATACGACACGAACGGCATCACGTTTGACGGCAGCGGCGCCCCATGGCTGACGAAGGTCAGCCGCAAGGGAGTTTATGCAATGCCGCTCCCCGTCATTCCGGCAACGACGACGCAGGCGTTCAGGGAGTACATGGAGAGGGTCGGTGACACCGAAATTCTTTGGGCTCTCGATCGTTTTGGCGGCCTGCCGTCCGGCGAAACGTTTCCGTCCGCAGAGGGCGGCATTGAAGCCTGGGAGCGCGCGGGCGCAATCATCAAGATCTGCGATGCCGACGATTTTTTCGATCACGACCCGATGTCGACCGTCTGTGGATGGAGCTTCAACACGGACGGGACCGAAGGGTTCAACACTGCAACCGGATTCGACCCGGGCGCAGGGATTCCTTACTGCGCCGGATTCAAGCTCCGCCTGAGCTTTGGCGCGGCACATAGCCGTGGCTGGGTACGCGCGAAAAGCCTGGAGTCGGGGATTCAGCAGCCCGAGGTGGATCGGTACATTGCGGAGCTGCTGACAGCGCTTGCCAAGAACGGCGACCGCGAGCGCGCGATCAAGTACAAGCTGTACCGCGTCGAACCCGGGCAGGTTGTCGCTCGAGCGCGCAATAACGGCGCGCAGGATGTTGATTACTGGGACAACCTCGTCCTGCCACCGATCGCGTCGCACAAAGGGTCTTGCTCTCGAGTGTCGCGCGGCTGGATCTACCCCACGCGCCTGGGTGCATTCAAGGTGCCTGAGCCAGCGTTTGAAGGCTGCATTTCGCACAGCGTCCAGGAGCTCTACGACGTAAAAATCCCCGAAAAATATCCGCAGTGCGACACGATCATCTTCGGCTACTACATCGGCGACGCGCTCAAGGTCATCAAGTATTTCAGCGATGACAGGGAGGTTGAAAAGGAGGTTGAAAGCAACCTCGAGGACTGCATGGCCGTTGGAACTTGGACGGAGAAGCGCTATACGTCGCCGCCGCGCATTGCGGGCAACCTCTACACGACGGATTTTGATGAGCGCGAAGAGCTCGCCGAAACCTACACGCTGACCACGATCACCGGGAAGGATCTTGGCTATCCGTCAAGGCCATCAATGACGTTTCATGCCTACTTCTGGCGTGATGCAACGATTACCAGAAACAGGTATTCGGGCCGAGTGACGAACGTCAAGCGGTACATCGGTAAGCAGAAAAGCGTGTATTGCTACGTCCCGTTCATGATGCGGGACGCTGCTGTCTATGGATCCAGGGAGCGCGCTACCGAAATGCGCGAGAGCGAAGAAGCTCGGCGCATAGCGTTCAGAGATCCGAACACATACCGGGCATGGACCTACGACTTTGTCTGGCACTGGGCTGCGTTTGACATGGACACGAGATGGATGGATACGCCGCAGCCGAGCGACGAGATCCCGCCGAATATTTTTTGGGTGGAGCTTCATGAGTACCGCGATAGCGGGGCGTGTAGCGACTGGGCCGACAGCGGGCAGTACATCGAGGGTCTGCCTGCCGATTACACATGGCTGCTTTACGCCGATCTCAACGGCAATCGAGCGCTTCTCAGCAACCCGGAAATTCCGCCCAGCTACCGCGAATACAAGATCCCGGAGAAAAAGGCTGACCAGGACGAAAAGCATAAGAACTTTGTGAGTCTGGTCGCCGTGCCGCGTAATCTGTCGGACAAGGAGGTCAGCGACTTCCACTTCTCAGGGTCGCCGGATGCGTTCCGCAATGTGTTCTACCAGGATGCGACGAAAGTCTTTGCTGGGTCGGCGTCATACGCAAACCTTTCGGACTCAGGCGGGCAGGGTGTCGAACGAATACGGTACGGCTTTACGCGCGTAGCCGATCACAAGACAGCGCACCACTTCATCGGGGTCATCAATGAGTGACTACAGGGACGACACGACAGAGTCGGCAATTGCCTCGAGCTCAACATGGGGCGGGTACGCCACCATAACCGAGGCTTTGGCGCGCGCGCGAACGGAGCTCGCCCACGGCCTGGGAATGAGCTTCGCCGACACCGCAGCGGTATCCGTTGCTGTCTTTGACTTTGCCGGCGGCGTAACCGAGGAATCGGCCACGCTCGAGGCGGAGGTCATCGAGGCGCTGCACGCAACGGGGATTGTCGAGGAATCGATCAGGATCAAGACTGCGACGCGCCATCTTGTGCGCGCGCTGCACTACGAAGCAGCAATTGCCGGCGACGAGCTTGTCGACAGCATCATGAGCGTGGTTGCCGAGCACGCAACGGCAGCAGACACAATTGTCGCGACGCGCCGCGCCATCACGCTTGTGCATGACTCGGCAGTTGCGAGTGCGACCACTTTTGCAGTGGTGCGCGATCTTGCGCAATGTGCAGCCGGGGCCGCGGACGCGGTGCACGACAAGTCCCGTGCGCGCGTGCTTGTCATCGAGTCGACTGCGGTCAACGCGGAAGCGGTCGAAGTGGCGGCCGTCACTAGCTCCATTGCGTTGGATGCAGCACAGGTGCTCGATGGCGTCCAGGATTTGCTGCATGCCCGCCAGATTGTCATCGAGGCTGGCGAGCTGCTTGCAGAGGCTGTGCACGTCGGCCTGGAGGTTGGCCAAGCATGGACCGCAACCGCAAAAACCTGGGCCACAAGCCGCTACGAGCCGTTCGCGTTCCATTCTCCAGTGGTGATCGGCGGCGTCCTTCACGTTGCCGCCCAGGATGGCGTCTATGCGATCGACGGCGACACCGAGACGATTGAGGCCACGCTTGAAAGCGGCCTGATGGACCTTGGAGGC